TGAATATAAATTAAATGAAAAAGATATTGAAAATGAAAAGATTTTAGATGTTTATGATTATATTTTAGAATATCAAAATAATGTAGCTACTGACCTATATGACATCAACTTTAGTTTAGTATCACAATCTGAACATTTTAATTTCAGTGCATTAACTTCAGATGGTTATGTTTTAAAACTTGCAAAAAAATAATGCGAAAAGCTCACGCTCTGCATAACGAATCTCAACGAGTTATTCACATCCATATTATTTGTTAATCTTAATCTCCACTGTAGGGGTGGCAATAGATGTCCTATAAGGAACAGAATCTTCGTCATACACGATAACTCCATACTCAAAGATATGGGCTTTAATGCCTAGTTCTATAATTTTAGAAGATTGTCTGAGTCTCGATAAACCTGTAAAGTTATTGTCAATGTATTGCCCTTCTTCAGATGCCGGAATAAGTTTCCCTGAAAAGCCTACCAAAGCATTATTGCAATCACGAACAATGCGGTGATTGGCAACCATTTTGTCATTAGTAAGTGACGCTTCGTGAGTGTCGTCATAAGAATCGACAGCTATGGTAACCTGAACTGAAGCTACGCCCATTTGTTTTTTATTGCCACAATTCGACCATTCTACTGCTTTAATCGAAATTAACGCACAAGGGAATAATACAGGATATGTATCTTCTTCCGTTTCCAATTGTCCATAATCCTCGTCAATAGTTTGAAGTTCTGAAACTTGGTTTCTCAATCTCTTTTCGATGCTTAAAATTAATCTTTCCATTACTTTATTGCTTTTAAAATTTCTGTTTGAATCATTTCTTTAATATCTCTATTTAATTTAGAGGAGGCTCCCATAAATTGTCGTTTGGGTATTTTTATAGTATATGCTCCGGTAGTATAACCTCTTCCTGAAGTTGTCCCTCGCTTAAAACGTCCTTTGTTTTTGCCACGTTTTGTCCGGTTCTGTATATAAAGTCTGCTCATTGCATTGCGTTGAATTGTGCCACCTTCGTTGTGAATTTGAGCATAAGGAACATCGGAGCTGAATATAACCTTGCCGGGTGTGATTTTCCCTTTAATACTTCTTCTTAATCGTCCTGACTTAATTAATATAGCTTTCCCTTTATTTTTTTTTGTCTGTTTTAGTTTTTGCCAGGGCAGATAAACACCACCCTCAAAACCCTGCCTAGCAAAGCTATTATCGAAATGCTCAAGTCCTATTTGCTTAATTTTAGCAGGGATTATATGTTTAATAGCATTTTGGATATCTATTTTAATCTTTTCGAGACTTTTTCCTGTGTATTTAACCTGCATTTAAACTTGTTTTAAATTATTCTAATAAAAATACTTGACTTTTATGTTTTAAATATCGTATATTTGCAAAGCATCATTAAAAAATGCCGTGGGGTGATGCCCTGTGGTGCAGCCGGGTCTTCCGGCTTTTTTTATTTTATCCCATTTTTATCGATGCTTATTATTTTAAGTTGTTCTTGTGGATATATACCTTTCCATCGGTTTATTCCTTGTTTTAGAATCTTTATATCAAATTTGTTTGGGAAATATAGAACTATAATCTCAGCTTTTTGTGTATAAGCTTTATGAAGGTGTTTCTTAATACTATGGGTTGTATTATTGTGAATAGATTTAATTTCAAAAGGAATATCATTTAAAAATCCGTCAAATTTTCTACCTAAAGCTGACTCATCCTGAAGTATTATTTTATGACCTTCCTTGCTGAGTACTTTTGATGCAAGTAATTCGTATTTTCCTGTATACTTATCAAGCAAATGTTTTTCGTGAAATACCACATATCCCCCGGTATCCTTATCAAAATAGTGTTTTGTAAATTCTTGCCCATGACTTTCAAATTCGACTTTACTATGATCAACCCAAGCTCTTTTAAGAACAGATTCAGGTATATCTTTAAAATAAGCATGACCATCAGGGAATATAATATTCTCTTTCGCAGTGTTCACTCTCCACATCTCAGGAACTTTTGGAGAGGAAAATTTACTGTCAGGTGTTGGGTTTGAATCACTGTTAACTTCAATAGCTGTGCATCTGCACCCGAATCCGAGCGGAGGATAATATGTATTCCAAAATGGATCTCGCTTTGGCTTGATTACATTATTTAATAATTCATGTTCTGTTCTCACACGTTCATCACCGGCTGTTCTGTATTGAATCATTCCATTGTCGTCGAATTCAAGCCATTTACTTGCCATTTGACTACCGGCAATTGCTGCATTATATTCAGTCTTAAGCCATGCTTCATATTTGCTATTTACTTGTCCGGTAATAACTTGATAATCTCTAAATGAACGAACATTGCCTTTATCATCTTTAAGGGCTAATGTCATAGTTTTAAGTTGATGATAATTTTTAGCTGCAGAGAATTGGTAAACATTCTTCTCCAAATTAGCGAGCATATTCCAATCCGGTGTGTTGTAATTAATTTTAGTTTTAGCAAAATTGTTTGTGACAGCTTTGTTTAGATATGATGCTGTAATATCAATCAAATCAGGATCGAGTTTGCCTTTGAAAGTCCCTTTGTAAATCTGATCGGCAACTTCCTCTGCTCTTTTGTTCAGATCTTCGGGGATGTAGGTTGACTTATTCTGAGCATTACACACAGAGCAATTACATCTGTATAGTCTCTCAATTTCTGAATGGATACGCCCTTGCCTTCGTATCTTGTGTTTATTTATAATGGAAGGGATTATGCGAAAAAATTGAAACCCTTATTTTGAAATTTCCCTGCTTCTATTTTTTTCTGAAATTCCTCCGCAGCTTTTTTGTCTGCTTCAGCTTTCTGTGCTTTCAATTGTTCGAGATTCTCAGGAATGCTTATGTCCATAAGTTTATACCACTCATCGTCAGGGATGGGAACGTGGTTTGATGCTATTTGATAAATATCTGCTTTGGTTTTTAAGTCAATATTCTTATCTTCTATAAATTGAAATTGACCAGCTTTAGCTTCAGGATAAAAAAGATTGAAATAAGTAGCAAATGGCTCACTATTTAATATGCCGAGCAGAAACTGTTTATCGTCCATGATAATTTCGTCCTGATCTTTTTCCTGAACTTCGCCAAGCGAACGAGCTCCTTTGTCTCCACTATTGGTAGTGAGGTTGTTTCCGAGATACAAGATTGTTAAAGCCTTTTCGTTTCTCTCATCGAATTTATTATATAGGTCAGACGATGCCGATTTGCCGGTACTTTCGAGTAGTTTAATCTCAGTATTTTTAGGATGAATTATAACAGCTCCACTACCCATTTGAGTCATATCTTTATTGAGTTTATCTCTGCCAAGATCGTCATTAGCATCGTACACTCCTTCTCTTATAGGTTGTCCGTATATCTCGTTGTGTTGAGCCCAGTCACCTGCGTTGTTTCTGTTGTAAATTATATATTGTGCAGCAACAGCTAATAATCCATACTTATTGACAGTGTCGGGTGAGTAGATTTCGAGAATGGGCAGAGTATTGTCGTTTCGATAGTCTATCCCGTTAATGTCTGTTTGTTTTATTAATACTATCCCTTTTTTGGGGTTGACGTTTCTTCTTTCTATCTTTTTATAATCGAATATTCCCTTACTATAGTCGAATTGAATTAAGGTGTGTCCAAAACTTATAGTGTCGAGTATTTCGTTAATGAAAGTGCGAAAAATGTTGTTGTTAATGAATGGCTTTAATGTTTCAACCTCTTTCCCATTTATTGAGTATATTAATGGTTTATTACTGATGCGAGATTTTCGCTTACTCATAACAGACCGAAGTGTTCCGTCTATAATTATATTTTCGTAAATTTCGTTAAGTTTTACAAAGTTTGGAGAAGTTTCACTATCTGCTGCTTTAATGGCATCCATTAGTTTTTTTATGTCAAGACTTTGCCTGTTAAGTGTTGATACAATTACGTTATTAATCTGCACCGATTTTGGATTGAAGCTAGTTTTTTTCATTATTCAAAATGGTTATTACGTTTTACATTACTTGACATAACGAAGCCAGTTCCTTGACTGCCTGATATGTCCTTGTCTGAGGATATTGTTGGAAGCCCGTCCGGAACGATATTGCCCTGTTGCACATCTTTGAGCCATTCTATGGCTCTGTTGTATCTGTCTTCTCTCATTTTGCTCATTTTCATTGGATTATGAATACAAAAAAGATGATAAACAGTGATGTCTTTAGCAAACATCAAGATAAGATGATTTCTTTCTGTGCCTGAAGCTGAGAATATCATGTCGCAGTTGTATTTTTGCGACAAATACCCACGCATTTCCTGTATAGCTGCATCTTCTGCTACATCTATTATTGCGTCATCATTTCTTACTACTGCGTCAAGTATCTCTCTATGAATTGTTGAGTCGTAGTCTGCTATTACAATAAAGTTACTCATAGTCTATGTTTATTAGTTGCCGGGTTACGTTTTATAATCTGATACACGGCGTTATCATTTAGGTCGTTATTTAATTTATAAACGGCTCCTTCTACAGCATCAGGTCCGTCAATAAGGTGCTTGTTTTTTGGAGACACCGCTTTGAACTGGTCAACCAATCGTTGCATATGAGGGTTATTCTGTTCAGCCTCATTAAATATAATGCAACCCATACGGTTTAGAGGTTCGAGATTTCCCTCAATACGTGCATATTTGTCGGGTTTTTTTCGATCGTCAGGGGTGATGCTTAATAAGTGACCGGTTTGCTTTTGAAATTGAAAAAAAAGTGGTTTAAATACTTGTTGATAGAATGGATCCTGTAGCGTATTGTTTTCGATATAGTTATACAACTGCGAAGCTCCACCAACATAGTCCTTCATGTTGTAAAACCACTGAACGAAATTACTGTTAGTTGTTTGCTCTAGGAATACTTTTAAGATATAAAATATAGAATCTTTTTTGCCAACTAGCACTGCAGTCTTGTATGAGTTCTTTTTTACTTCGTTGTTACTTGGCGATGGATCTCCGTAAACAACAAGTTTTTTAAAAACCGAAAGATTCGGACATTTCCCGAATGTCAGATCCTTAAATACTTTCCCTTCAGTAATAGGATTGTTAAAGTATTCTCCTTGAGCTGAAGCAAAACTAATTTTGGATAAGACTCTGTCAATGTGCTCTTCGCTGTTTTTAGCCCATGACGACTTGCCATTGGTTCGTATATTGATAATGTCTGCTTTGTCTGCTTTTTTAATGGCTTCGGTTATACAGCAGTACTCGGCTATTATATTACCACAGAATAATACAAGCAAAGGTTCGCTAATAGATCTTGTCCCAATCAAAGCACGTTCTATCCATGACCAGCGTTTGTCTATAATATCGGGATTTCTGCAGTCCTCGTCAGTATCTATGTCATCAATTAATAGAATATCTGGTCTTATGTTTTCATTTTTCGCACCTCGAGGGGACTCTCCTGCACCCACAGCACGAAAGGCAACTCCCGCAGTAGTAATAAATTCATCTTCTGTCCAATTCCCGTAATTGACTAATAACCCATAATCATTTTTTATTCTTGGATTTACTTCAAGAGCAATTTTATAAGGATTTAGCAATCTTACAGCGTTGTCGTGGGAACTTGAGCATAATATAATATTATGCTTTTTCCCTGTTAAAGCAAGATATAAAACCTCAAACATAGTTCTTGTACTCTTGGCTAGTTCTCGACTCCATGCTCTTACCTCATACCATTCGGGATTGGCTAAAATTCTTTTTGTTGATTTGATGTGAAAGGGAGCAGGATTAGCTGTGCAATATTTTGGAAAATAATATTTAAACCACTCTTCCGGATTAGCTTCGAGTAGAGTTATCCTTTTATGTTTTTCGGAATAGCTTTCGGATACTTCGACAGAAGCATCACTTTGAAGAGAGCGGTGAAAGTTAGTCCACAGTTCGTAAGACTGTTTTATTGTTTGTTTCATTAGGCAATAAGCTTTTCTTTGATATATCTGTCAATATATATTGATAGTTCCTTCGCCTTTTGTATGTCACTTCCTCTTAACCATGCGAGAAGTTTCATAGCTACGTCAATAATATCGCTAATGCTTGTTTCTGTTTCGAGGTTTTTAATTGCAGCCGTAAGTTTAATGAGTGTATCGGCTTCTTTTGCGTTTGCAAATCGACAGCCTTTATCTCTTCCCATTATTAAATCATTAAGTTCGGTTATTTGCATGTAGAGTCTACTTAATTGTTCCTCTTTGGTCACCACCACAGATTGACGAAGAATCTCCCATTTCTCGGCTCTAATCCATTTTGACAAGCTTTGTTCAGAGATGCCAACTTTCGATGCTATTTCTTTCTGAGTGGCTCTCTCTTTAACATATATGAGTTTTGCCCACTCTTTCTTTTGTTGACTATTTATTGATGACATAGGTTTGCTTTTTCGCAAACCTACAATTCAGAATAAATAAAACGAAATAGTCGTAAAATGTTACGACTGTTTTGTTTATACCTTATACAGTTACTTGCGAGTGGAGTTATAAGAGTATTTATTTGCATAAAAAAAAGAATTGAACGAAATATTCTTATACGATGAAATATATGGAGGATTTGCTCAGACGTTTGCAAGTCGTTTCGCTGATTCAGTCCAGCAGGGGGATGTGGAAGTAAGACTCAATTGTGTTGGCGGGTCAATTATAGAAGGTCTCGGAGTTTACAATTTGCTAAACTCTTCAAGTCAACCTGTTACAATCATAATAGATGGAGTTGCAGCAAGCATGGGAGCAATTATAGCATTGGCAGGAAAACCTGTAAAAATGAGGAGAAATGCTCTAATGATGTTGCATAAAGCTAATTTTGGATACGCATCAGGAGATGCAGAAGATTTGAGAAAATCAGCCAATGAGCTTGAAATGTTTGAGGATGTCCTTGTTAATATTGTAGCAACGAAGACTGGAATGACCGTAGAGGAAATTAAAACGAATTTTTTTAACGGGAAAGAAAATTGGCTAAGTGCAGAAGAGTGCCTCTCGAAAAAATTAATTGACGAGATAATCGAAGAAATCACGCCAACAGATGCAAAGTCGGGTTGGAAAGAAATTTACAACAAAGTATCATCAATAAAATCTAAAAATCATATGACAAAACCAAGTTTTTGGGCTCGTTTGGGGTTCACCAATCAACAGCCTACTGAAGCAGACATTGACGGAAAGGTAAAAGAACTTCAGGATTCGATTACTGCTAAAGACAATGAAATTAATACGCTTAAGCAAAAAGTTGCAGGGTTTGAGCAGTCTGAACAGCAAAGGAAGGCTCAAGAAGCAGAAGCTAAAAAGACGGAAATCGTTAATAAAGTGTCGGATTTGATTAAAACCGGAAGGATTAAAGCTGAGCAAAAAGACTCTGTTACAGCAATGTTAACAAATGATTTTGAAAACAGCCTTAAGTTTTTTGAAAATCTTCCGGCAGGAAAATCATTAACAGGTGCGACAAATGCTGATGATGCAAGAAAAGATTGGAAACTGTCCGATTATATGAAAAACGATCCTAAGGCGTTGGCAGAGATTAAGAAAAATAATCCTGATAAGTATAAGGCGTTGAAAGATCAACACATGAGTAAATAACCTCTAAACAAAAAAAATATGAAAAGATTCTCAATCATTTTACTAATTGTTTCTTTTGCAATTAGTGCTAATTGTCAGACTTGGATAAACAGGACAGACAATAAATCGTTTTCTTTTAAAGCTCCATCGGGAATTTCAAGCAATTATGTTGCGTTATTCCCAGCTGCCGAGACACAATCAGTTGCCCCTGCAGATACTATTGCTTTTACATTGAAACAGTTTTACTCATTCGTAAATGTTAACGATACACTTATAGGCTCATCTGTAGTAATAAATGCGACATTGAATAGTCAACTAACCAAAGGAGCTCAATTACAATTGACTTTTATAACAGGAGACAGTGCGAGAACTATTGTTTTTGGAACAGGTTTTACAGCGGAATCGACAATTATCCCTAAGAGTAAGGTGAAAACATTGTTATTTACTTATAATGGCTCTAAGTATATACCTGATTGTGAACCAATGCTTCCGGTTGCGGATATTCAAAGTAAGACACCAGGAGCGACGATAGCTGTTACAGTCTCTCGACAGAACACATTCGTGTCTGTTGCTGATACAATGACGGCATCAACAACAATAAATTTAACCATAGGTAGCGGAGTGGCAGCCGGTGCGATATTGCAGGTCTCTGCAAAATCGGGGGTGATCGCACGAACTATTACGTGGGGTACGGGACTGTCATCTCCAACGACTACGGGTACACAAAACAAAACTAAGGCAGCGACATTTGTATATAATGGGACTAAATTTATACCAACAGGAGCTCCTCAACAAATTGATTAATCTTAAAAAAAAACACAAAATGAAAGCAAGTAAAATGATCTTCAGCTCAATAGTAGCAATCTTATTTTCGGCAATTCTCGGGGCAGTAGTTGGTAGTATTTTTGGATTCGATCCAACAATCAGTGCTATTGTAGGCATCTGTTTATCTCTAGTTCCCAAAGGTCTCCCACGAGGAGTTTTTGGTGAAGCAGGATTAGAAGTTGAAATCTGGGAAAAATGGATTGTCGAACCTTTATTCCCTGCGAACCCGTGGATGGAAAAATGTCGCAATGCAGATGAGTATGTTCAGCAAGGAAAATATGTAATAATTCCGCAAGCCGGATCAGCTTCAGCGATTGTTAAAAACAGAGAGTCGTTACCTGCTCCTATTAAAAAGAAGACAGACACACACATATTCTATGGATTAGATGAGTTTACCAGTGATCCTGTTCTTATTGAGGATATTGAAACAATTCAATTATCCTATAATAAGATGGAAACACATATGGGGATCGATCGTCAAGCTTTGAATACAGCTATGGCAG